CCACCAATCAGCGAAGAACTAGCACAGGGTGTACATAATAATCTAAGTCTTGACAAAGATGGTTATACTAAGTATGATATTGTAGGAATAAAGGGTCATGGAGTAGTAAGCATAGATACTAGTCCGTGGAGAGCATACGAACATATTGAAAGATTGGAACATATCTGTAAGATAGTATTAGCATCGGGAAATTACAAATGAGCAAAGAACAATATAACCTAAAAACTAAAACTGATTATTTGAATCGCAAGATGTTTTTGGATCCCGCAGGTCCGGTAACTATTCAACGATTTGAAGAAGTAAAATATAACAAATTACAGAAACTAGAACAAACAGCACGTGGTTTCTTTTGGGTTCCAGAAGAAGTCAGCCTAACAAAAGATGCTAACGATTTCAAAGATGCAAGCGAAGCAGTAAAGCATATTTTCACAAGTAACCTATTGCGCCAGACTGCACTTGATAGTTTACAAGGTCGCGGCCCTAGTCAGATATTCACTCCAGTTATTAGTTTGCCAGAACTAGAGGCACTTGTTTACAACTGGACGTTCTTTGAAACTAATATTCACAGTCGTAGCTATAGTCACATCATTCGTAACATTTACAATGTACCAAAAGATGTTTTCAATAGCATTCATAATACTAAAGAAATCATAGATATGGCAAGTAGCGTTGGCAAGTACTATGATGACCTGCACTTGATCAACTGTCGTGTAGAAGCAGGTGAAAAGGTAAAAGAAGCAGACCATATCAAAGCAATTTGGTTGGCACTCAACGCAAGTTACGCACTTGAAGCATTTAGATTTATGGTCAGTTTTGCAACTAGCCTTGCAATGGTTGAGAATAAATTGTTTATTGGTAATGGTAACATTATCAGCTTGATTTTACAAGATGAATTGCTACACAAAGAATGGACTGCTTGGTTGATCAATCAAGTTGTCAAAGAAGATCCAAGATTTGCAAAAGCAAAAGAACAATGCGAAACAGAAGTATATCAAATGTATATGGATGTTATCCGCGAAGAAAAAGATTGGGCTGACTATCTTTTTAGCAAGGGTAATGTCATTGGATTGAATGCAAATATTCTAAAAGACTTTGTTGACTACACAGCTAATTCTGCTCTTAAGGAAATCGGCATCAAGTATCAACACTCCGCACCAAAAATTACTCCTATACCGTGGTTCAACAAGCATAGTGATACAAGTAAAAAGCAGACAGCATTGCAGGAAAACGAAAGTACAAATTATGTAATTGGCGTAATGAGCGATCAATTAAATTACGACGACCTGCCTGAACTATAATTAGTATAAACATAGGGAGATAAACATGAAGGCTTTAATTTGGAGCAAAGATTACTGTCCTTATTGTGACCGTGCTAAAGCACTACTCACACAAAAGGGCATACAATACGAAGAACGAAAGATTGGACATGGTTGGACTAAAGAACAATTATTAGAAAGCGTACCAGCAGCACGTACAGTACCGCAAATATTTTTAGATGATAAACTTATTGGTGGTCATGACGATTTGGTAAAATATTTTAACGAGGCAAAATAAAAATGGAATTAGCAACAGACTCAATTTATACTTTTAAACTTAATAGCGGCGAAGAACTAATAGCTAAAGTTTTAGAAATACATGACTCACATTTAGTAATATCAGAACCAGTTAGTATTGGTCCTGGACCGCAAGGTGGATTAGGTTTAGTACCTAGCATGTTTACCTATAATAACCGAGGAAATGTCAGACTAAATACTAATAGCCTCGCACTAGTAGCAGAAACAGACGAAAACGTAAAAACGAAGTACATTGAAGCAACAACAGGACTACAAGTACCAGGCAAAAAAGTTATATTAGGATAAAATAAATGGCAGGAGTACCACTTTGTAGCGTTGGAGATTCTACTATATTCGGGGGACTACTTTTGTTTGGAATCCCTAATATACTAGTAGGAGCAACAATGCGCCCAATGGCTTGCTTCCCTAGCTTAGTAAGCCCACACCCTCCTGCCCCACTTGACCCACTTTGTGCAGCAGCAGTTACCATCGGTCCCCCTATATTATCTATTAGAATAGGCCCGGCTATGCAAAGCCCTATACATTTAGGATGTATGCTTACTTGTATGGATCCTATCGCAATTACAACAAATCTTAACGTTTTAGGACCATTTCCTGGTACAGGTTAATTTATGGCATTATCAGGAAAACAAAGTCCACTAGGAATTAATACTCTTAGCGGCTTAATATCAAATCAAGGAATTAATATAAATCCAGTAGCACGTAACTTACTTGGATTTAGTAGAACTAATGATGATTATGCCCCAGGCGCGTTAGTTAATAATACTTGTTTGAATACTCTTACATATGCTATAAATGATGCTTATCAAAGAGGACAACCTTCTACTACAGGCTACATGGTAGAATGTAATCTACAAACCAACACAGCAGTACCTTCAACTGCAACGTTGACAGTTGGAAAATTAATGCGTGGTTACATTAAAGTAGGTATGACATTAACTTCATCTAATCCGGCAACATTTGCATATAACATATTCAGTGCAGGAAGTTTTGTTAACGGACAAACATATGTTATTAAGACAGTAGGAACTACTGATTTTACTTTGATAGGTGCACCTAGTAATACGCCCGGTGTATCATTCGTAGCAACAGGTCCCGGTTTAGGTAATGGTACAGCATACATTAATACTACATTAACTATTATATCAAACATAATAGGAGAGGGTAGCAGTAGTAAATGGACTGTTAGCGTTTCGCCTCCGCCACCTAGTACTGCTGATTATATAGACCTTAAGAATTTAGAATTTAATGCGTCGATAGCAAATTATACTGTTAACAACACAGTATACACTAACATGTTACAAATAGGACAAAGTAGAATACCAGCATTAGGTAATACTAAACCTCCTACATATATTGACAATGATCCTAGCGGCGTATGGTCAGGCCAGGCAACTAGTGGATATGCGATACCTGGTCCAACAGGTCAAGGACAAGATGCAAAATGGCAAACGTGGAATGCAACAGCAGACAACGCTAGCGTGACACAATGGGGATTTTTAAGATTATTAGCATTGCAAGCCTGGAACGAATTTAATTATAATGGCATGCCTGAACTAATTAAAGCTACTACTACGCCCCCTCTTAAATCTTATGCTCAAACTTTTATAGGATATAATGGATTTTTAGGACAATCTAATCAAGTTATCGTAGCGATGAGACAGTCTAAAAAATTCGGTGAAGGTACATTCAGTAATACTAATGATATGATTACAGCAGATATCACTGGTGTAAGTCTATCTTCACAGGCTTTTGGTCAAGACTTAATTAATTTAGGACGAGCATTAAACCTAGCACGTATTGAGAATTTTGGTTTACCATCAACATTATTACAAGTCATGCAACAGAACTCAGCAGTAAGCCCATCTGTTTCACTTGCGCTTATTGGTACAGGCATGACACATGATGAACTTAATACAATTTTATTGACAGGTACAGCAACACCTGAGCAAGAGAAAAAGTTATATGATGCCTTCACTGTAGTAGACGGACAAGATTTGCAAGAAGTATTGCAAGTTATGAGAGTCACTACAAAAGGTATAACAACACTAGCAGACTTATTAAGTGTCAAAAAATTGTTTCCTATTAGCCGCAGTACATTAACTGTACCTATATATAATACAAGTCCAGGACCAACTAATAGCAAAACATATTATTTGTTATTTGTTAACGATGATTTGAACCCACAATTGTTAGCACCAGCAGTGCAGGCACAAACTCCAGTAGTTGTGTCATATCCAGAATTAGATACGGTGACCCCAGTGATAGCAGTAGAAACTCCAATCGAAGAAGAAAAGCAAGCAATTATAAATGCTCCGGCTCCAATCTTACCTCAAGTAATAAACAATATATACTCACGCCCATCAACAGGCGGAGGCGGTGGTTGCGTAGCACTAGAATCATTTATACCATTAGTAGAAACAGAACAAAAGCACAATGGCAGAGAAATTACAAAGGCATGGATGCTTGAAAGTGGCATGAAGATTAGTTTAGGCACAGAAGAATTAATTATTGTAGACGGTAGTGTTGTCAAGACACTAAACGATTATCAACCTTGTGTACGTATTAGTACAGTAGACGGGATAACATTAGTATGTTCCACCACAGCACCCATCTATACAAAAGAAAAAGGATTTATTCCAGCAACAGAAGTATACGGCAAGCGCGTAGCAGTAATGCGTAATGGTCGTACTTGGTATGATGAAGTTGTTGGATTAGAAGATGTTGGTATGAAGTTTGTTCGTGTAATTGACGCAGGTGATAACAGTTTCTGGGCCGGCGAACGTCCAGGAGGATTTATACTACACCACAACGTACCAATTAAAGAAACTTTAAATTACGATAAGAAATAACTATGGCATCATACGCAGACGAGTACAATAATAGTGGATTTGATTTTCAGTTACCAGTAACTGGATTTGGTTCCTATGTAAGAGGCATACTGCCAGAAAGCGAAGCAGTATTAGCCGGCGCGTTTGGCGTTAGTATGCAACAGATTAAGAACATACAAAATGTAAACTTAGAAAGATTCGCGCAAGTAGTATATTCACTAGAAACTAATGAAGGTCTACCATTAACAAATGGAACAAATGTTCCTGCAGACAAATTTTTAGTAGATCAAGCATTGTCAAAGATTGCCTTAGGTAGTGATGTATATGGCACATATAACATGTCAAATTTCTTTGGCTGCATGTCAGGATTGCCATACCCATTACAAGATATTCTTAATGGTATTAGACAATTAGAAACAATAAAGTTATATAACATTTATGATCAAATGTATCTTGCTGTAAAGTATGAACAAGCGACTGCGGTAGCAACAGTAGGATATGACGGGTCAAATTATTTCTTACAATCATTGTCTGGATTTACTGGTGGTGGATATGGAAGAGGTTCTGCCCCTCCACCTACTATTACTATTACCGACGGTGCAGGTTTTAATCCTACCGCTGAATTAGAAATAGGCACAGACCCTACTGATATAAGCACGTATGGAAAAATTAAAGGTTACAGTATAACTAATTTTGGTACACAACCAACAGCTCCGGGCTCATTGATAGTAACTATTCAAGCACCACCTACTGCATCATTACCCGTACAAGTTGATGGCAACGTAGCAACAGGTGGCGTTAATAATCCAGTTGGTACTCCCGGCTGGCCTGGAATGAATACAGTCATACAAAATTACATTGATCAAGCAAATGCCGAGATAACTGCAATACAAAATGCAAGCCCAGAAAACTTTCAAGCAGCAAAAGTATTAAACACAAATTATAATATTTTAGGAACTATGTTAAAAATTGAACAACGTTCAAGATACATAGGAAGACCAGCAGCACCTATACCATACTACGATGCATTAATACCATTCCCGCAAAGCTTGTATGGATTCGTTGATAGTCTACCATTCTTAGCACAAGAAACTAATCCTAATGGTCCTGTACAAAATCTTGAAACAGTAGCAGACTATTGTAGTCCAGCTGGTCAAAGTTTAATCGGTATGATGCGTCAAGAACGTAACCAAGCCAGATTGAATTTAGTTGGACTTACATTAGACAACAATATTTCGACACAAGTAGAACCAGAAATCGCAAAGACAAAATTAGTAAATGGTACAGTACCAGACGCAGTTGAAGGTATACAATCTGACAACGGTGTAAATTATACAGTACCCGCTTGGAGTGCTACCAACACTTGTGATAGCACTACTGTTGAACCTATGCCAATAGCATACTTTGATCCTATTATAAACGATATACGTTTAACAGATGACGTACAGCCAGGTAATATTATTTCCATTTTACAAGATGATAACCCTGTGGTAGCAACTGAGGTTCCTCGAGGAATTGGAATTCCTGCAATTGGAGTGCCCGGGGCTCCCCCAAATACTATACCTACAGAGGGTATACAAACAATAGGATTATTCCCAATTGTAAACGTATTACCGCCAAATTTGGACAAAAGATATATATCTAGTACTGTGTTACCTTCATCATACAATGTGCAGACAGCTATCGATAAAGTCATTGAATGTAACTGTGATTGTTGGATAAATTAATTACCCAAAATAGTTGTGTAGATTGACAATCTAGTATACGATACATACTTAAAGTGTTACCTGAAGTTAGACAACTAACGTAGGAGAAACGTAATGGAAAAATCGTTGAGAGGAATCAATCTACTCATCGGGCTTGTCATTGTTGTGTTACTAACCAACTTTGTCATTCTCAAGAAAGTAGATGATCTACAAAAACGTGAGATTGATCCAGACTATATGACCGCTACTGAAGTGGAAAAGAGTCTTGATTGTCTTGCCATGAATGTGTATCGTGAAGCAGGTCATGAGCCGTTTGAAGGCAAAGTGGCTGTTGCTCAAGTTACACTCAATCGTGTAAACAGTAACAAGTTCCCACGTGATGTGTGCAGTGTTGTTTACCAAAAGTCACGATTTACTGAACGTGTGATTTGTCAATTCAGTTGGTATTGCGATAGTAAGCATCGTAATCGTCCAGTTGATGATGAAGCATACGAAGAAAGTTATCGTGTTGCTAAGATGGTATTCTTAGAAGATTTCAAGTTGGAGAGCATTGAGAACGCATTGTATTATCATGCTGACTATGTAAATCCAAATTGGAAGTTGAAGCGTATAACGAAGATTGGTACTCATATTTTCTACGAGGGATAAAATGAAATTCTCATTTGTTGCATTGAAAGATACTGTTTACAATTTTGCCAAGCGTATGTGGCTTGAATTCAAGTCAAGCATTCGTCAAGTAAGTATTGACGGTATAGGTTGGACTGGACTGATTGCACTACACGCAGTTACCGTTCCAAGCTTGTTTGGACTAATGACTGGTCTTACTGATAACACTCCCCCAATTGATATGGTCATCATTCTTTGGGCTGCTATGGCATTGTTCTATATCAAGGCTATTCTTGAAAAGAATGTTGTCAGTCTTGTCATTATCGGTCTAGGCTTTATCATGCAAAGTATTTTGATGGCATTAGTTTTCTTTAAATAGAATGTGACCGAAGAAAGCAAAAAAACAAATACAGCAAAGGGGCGAGAGAGTTTTGACATAACAGTTGGAAACTCTCTCGTCTCCTTTTTCAATCGTAATGTAAGCAATTACCCTACTGAAGTAGGTGCGCCTAAATTTGATTTAGTTCCTGTTACTAAACAAAAAGATATTATGATCAACGTGGCTAGATTACATGCTAGTCAAGAGTATGATCGTATTATGGAACTTGTTGGTGTATTGCAAAAGCAAGCACAACAAATACAAAGACGCTTACAACTAACAGACATGGTTCATGGTGCTGAATATAAGTTTCAGTTGTATCATAATCAATGCTACTGGTTAGTATGGGACACTAAAAAGAATAAGTCAATATTGACACCGCTAGGTCCTAAAGACTGGCATTCTGATAAGCCAGAAGAGTATGAATATTTTTGCAGAGTAAAATGGTTAGGTGATTACACATGGATAGAGGTCAATGAAGATGGAACTGACGGAATCCAAACCCTTTGATTTAGAATATGAAATGATGAACAGTGTTTGGTTTCGCAATAAAGTACGTGAAAGCGAAAGTTACGCACAAAATCTTTACGCAGCCCTATGTAATAATGAGTTTATAAAGAACGATGTATGGCCTATACTAGAAGATAAACGCTGGTGTTGTAGTTGGCGCTATGCTGGTGGCCTCGTCGCTGATTTACGAGAAGAGGGCGACTATATAGATTGGTATTGTAGTGGTATGGGAATAAATAAGAATAAAAATTTTGTTCCTGAAAGTCATGTTACAGACGAGATAAGAGACGATCTATTAAAATTGGGTTGGCTAGTTATTGAAGATGATAAATAATAGAAACGGATGCTAGCAATGATTGATCTTAACAACTTAGGAAACGGACAAAAATTAATCAAACTAATCTTATCGCAAAACAAAGCTAGTAAAAAACTTATTAAAAATCAACCTGTAAAATTACGTAAACTCGACAAACCAAAACAAAAATAAATTTGCTAGCATCCTATTTTCTGTAGCAAATAATTATTGGTTAACTTATGATTGAATAAGTAAATCACTGATTATTCTACAGGAGATAAAAATGAAAACAGTCGGAGATAAGTTAAGTTCATTTGCAGTTACTGGTGTAAAGCCAGGTAAGTTGACCCCAGATGATGCATTCGAAACGATTACGGATAAGAGTTTTGAAGGCAAGTGGAAGGTAATCGTTTACTATCCAAAAGATTTTACATTCGTCTGCCCAACTGAAATCGTTGCTTATGATAAGTTGAACAAGGATTTCGCTGACCGTGACGCTGTATTGCTAATCGGCTCAACTGACAACGAATTCTGTAAGTTGGCTTGGCGTTCAGCACATGAAGATTTAAAGAAAACTAATAGTTGGATGTTTGCTGATACACAGCGTGAATCATTTAGCGACAGCGATGGTTGGAAGAATCTAAGCCTAGTCGATCAGTTAGGCGCATTCTATGCTCCAGCCGGCGCAGCACTACGCGCTACTTTCATCGTTGATCCAGAGAATGTCATTCAGCACGTTACTGTCAACAACTTAAATGTTGGTCGTAGCCCAGAAGAAACATTGCGTGTACTAGACGCTTGCCAAACAGGCGAACTATGCCCATGTAATCGTACTATTGGAGGCGATACTCTATAATGCTATCAAATGGCATGCCATTACTTGCTAAACAAGTGGGTGTATGGCAAGGTGTTTATCGTTATTATGACCAACAGGGAATATTAATTGACGAACATGCTAGCCGTTTGACTTGTACTATAGTCGATGATAGAAATTATCACCAGATCAATGAATACACTTGGTCTGGTGGTAAAACTGAAGTTCGTGAATTCCACGCAAAATATAGCAATGGTCGTATTTGGTTTGATAATGATCTTATAAAAGGCTATGCAGCACAAGATCAATTAGATCCATACAAGCGTACAATGTTATTGTACTGGGTTCGTAAAGAAGATCCAGAATGTTATTTTTATGAAATGATACAAGTAGATGATGAATGTAAAACAAGAACACGCACTTGGCATTGTTTTAGAAAAGGAATTCTAGAAAAACGTGTTTGTATTGGCGAAGTAAAAATATAAGGAGATTTATATGTCAGAAGGTAATTGGGTAGATCAAGTTAAAGAAAGTATTCCAGACTGGTCAAAAGATATAAAGTTAAATTTAGATAATGTTATTAACAGAAGTCCATTAAGCGTAGTCGATACTCATGCAGTTGCATTGGCATGCGCATTAGCAGCAGCAAATGGTCCACTAGCACTAGCAATACAATTGTTTAGCCCACTTCCAGATAATAAGTTAGAAGCTGACGCAGCTAAAACAGCAGCTAGCTTAATGGGTATGAATAACGTATGGTATCCATATGTTGAAATGACAGGTGATACTGAGCTTAAGAATTTACCTGCAGGCTTGCGTATGAATGCTTATGCTAACAATGCAGGTGTAACTAAGAAACAATTTGAGATGTATGCATTAGCCGCTAGCATTATTGGTAAGTGTCATTTCTGTGTTAAGAATCACTATGATTTATTGAAGAAAGAAGGCATGACTGTTCAAGAATTGCAACATGTCGGTAAGATCGCTGCCGTTATCAATGCAATTGGTAGAATAGCACCAACGCTTGATCAATATCAAGCTGCACATCAACTATAATTATTTTAATCCTATGAGCATATAACGTTCATAGGATAAATTATCATAGTTAAATGTTTTTACTCCC